AATAAGAAGTGGCATCGATACCCGCCGTATCGTTTTTTGAAACAAAACTCTTATATTTTTCAGAAAGGTCATCAAAGTCGGAAGAGTTCAATTCATCGGTAAATGTTTTTAATGCATCTCTTTGAGTAGCTATATCCTCAGGTTGAACAGAAAGCGCTTTAGCAAATTCGGAAGCAAACGCTCTAGCGCCGTCGGATACTTTTGCACCACTTGATTCCAATAGCTTTATTGTGCTAGTGGCGTCGTTCTGCAAGAGCTGTTGACGGTCCGCCGTTCCAGCAATAATTGCATTATTCACATCAGTCAATGCCGTTTGAAAATCATCCTTGTAACTGTTAGCATTCTGTATATATTGTTTGATTAAATTAGCGCCATTTTCGGCATTAGCGTCTACAACTACGGACCCATATACACCGCCAACGGTAAAGCTTCCCTTGTTTTGTAGTGTTGACTCGTAATCATCAATTTTTTTCTGTTCTTCTAATAATTGATTTTTTAGTCTTATTCGTTTTGCAATATTATCTTCAAGGTCAGAAACTTGGTCAATATCCATTGACTTAACAGCTGTTTCCAACTTCGCCTGTTCTGCTACTAATTCGTCTTCAAGCGCTTTAGTTCTAAGTTTAATTAGTACGATAGAATCCGAATAAGCTTGACCCTCTGCGTCGATACCAGTTATAGAGACATCGTATTGAGTAACAAGTTCTTTTTGAATCTCAAGAAGTCTAATTTTTTCGTCCGCGGTAGCGGTCAAATTCTTTTGCTTTGTTTTTAACCTGTCATATTCATAAGAGAGTTTAATCAACTCGTCCTTTTCTTCGGATAAGGAAGCGATAGTCTGATTAGTGGCTTCTATAAATTTTTTAGTTTCCTCAGTTGCTCTCTTACTAGCAGTAGCTATATGTATAATACCTTTACCGATTAAAATCAAACCTAAAACAACCGCTACAGGAGCCAAGGTAGACAAAGCGGTAGTTAATCCCAATGTTGCCGCCGTAGATGCTGTTGCGCCCCATATGTATTGAGCGAAAATAATAATTGCCCCTTTAAATGCAACGCCTAACATTCCCTTAGCGCCTAAAATTCCCACCGTTATCAAAGCTACAGTGTTTAAAGCCCCTAGTGCGTCGACAAATTTTAAAACCCCAGTTCCTAAGTCTAGTATAATCTTAATACTTTCAGAATTAATTGCATTTGTCCATAAATCTTGAAGTGCTTTTTTAAACATTTCAAATTTACCTGTAATACTATCTAAATACTTTTCGTTTTCTTTTAATGCTGACCCTTGAGAATTTAGTGCCGTTGTTGCTGATTTTTGTGCTGTTGCAAAGTTTCCTAAGATTGAATTAAATACCGCTATCTGTCGTTTGCCCGCTGATAATTCCCCTAAATACTGTCTTGTTTCGTCACTTAAGGTTGGCATAACCACACTTAGGTCTTGCATTATGTCATAAATATTTCTTAAACTTCCGTCCGCATTTTGTACATCCACCCCAGCCATCGACTTAAAAGCACCTTGTAAAGTTGAGGCTAGTCCATCTATTTCCTCACCTGATTCACTTATACCCCTTAATCGTTGTGCGATTACTATAAGTCCACTAGATACTTTCTCGGTATTTTGGATTACTTCGATACCCGCTGTTAATAGTCCTAAAGTTTGTTCGAAAGTATCGTTACTGTCTTTATAAACAGAAGAAACACGTCTAATACCATCCGCTAAAGCATCCGTACTGACCGCAAAGTTATTCGATACCTCGTTTAAAGCGTCAACAATATGGGTAGATTGAGAAGCTTCCATCCTAAAGCCTTTTAACGTAGCAATCAAAGCGTCTGCTGATTCTGTTGCGGTATCAATTCCATCCGCAACATTTGTTAATATCAAGGCACTTTGAGCCAAATCTAATGCTTGGACAACTGTATACCCCATTTTAGCAAATTGAGCTGTTGCTCTTATTACTTCTGACGTTGTTTGACCTACTACTGTGCCTGTTTCTTGTGCTTGTATATTAAACGCTTCCAAACCACTAGAAGACAAATCGCTAACTTTTCTTAGTTCTAGCATAGCGTCATCTAACTCTTTTACCGCACCAATACCATCTTTAATTTGCTGTACAGCACCAAAGAATATAGATGTAACCCCAATCCAAACTGAGAACGACTTAAAAGCGGTTTTAAACATTTCCCCCATACCAAGCGAAGACTTACCTGTACCTTTCGCTACTTTTGAAACATTATTTAATTCGTCTCTAAGTCTTTTAGCCGTAGCAATAGTTTTATTCATTTGTTCTGGGGACTGTCCTTGAACTATATTTAGTTTTCGTATTGACCCCATTAAAGTTTTTACTTTTGCATGATGTGCGTCAGAAGCTTTTCCATATTTTCTAGTTACATTAGCTGCCGCCTCTGTACTTCCTTTTAATTTAATTAACTCCTCATTAAGCTTTGAATATTGAAGTCGTAGTTTAACAGGGTCTTCCCCCATTTTTGTTGTTACAGTTTTAACAGGGGCGGTTAACGCCCCATTTCCTAATATCCTTTGTGATAAAGTATATCTTTTTTCGTCAAGCCCTATTATTACTCTTTTTTTCTTTGCTAATTCCCCATTTACAGAAACTTCTTGCCTAGTTATGTCTACGCCTTTTATTTTTATCTTATCTATATCTCTATAGGTATTTTTCAAAGCGTTAGTCATTTCTTTAGCTTTTTTATCTTCCGCAATAATTACTCTCAAGTCTAATTTTTTCGTAACTTTTATACTATCTAATTGTGCTTTTATTCTTGCTCTCGTTGTTTTTGTATCAATACCCATTGTAATAGTATTAACATTATTCAATTTCATAGCTTTAAGTTGGTCATTAATATGTTTTTTTGTTTCTTTACTTAATTGTCCAGATATATTTATATTAAAATCATAAGCCATTGTATTTTAACCCCCTTTCTTCAAAAATGTTAAACGATATTAAGTCCCCCCCTACCTTGTAAAAGTTTTCTTATACTTTCGTAATAATATCCACTACTTAATTCGGTTGTAAAATTCTCAAAGAAGGGTCTAGGCATCTCCATTTGAAATATTAAAGAGTTTTGCCAATCGTAGCCTATTCCAGTTTCGATTCCAGTTAGAATATTTGCGTCATGAGAATCATTTGAAACCACCGTACCTTTTGCATGAGGATTTTTATTAATATTCCATTTCAACTCATACGTTCTCTCATAATCCGAACCTTCTGGGGATGGATTGTAACCCCCTCTTACCTTATCGTAAGCTTGGTAAACATCTTGGTCTATATGCCTTTGTTCATTTAAAATTATAAACCTAGCAATTTCATTTTGTATAATCATTACCAACCTATGTTCAACTTGTGCTTCTAACTCCACATAAGAATTTGATACTATTTTACCCATTTATCCACCCCCATTTTGCTTATATTCAACTCTTACTTACCTAAATTAACCATGTCTTTAATTGTTTTGAAATTTTCTAATTTGTCAATTTCTTTAACTGTTTTTAGCATTTCTTTAAAATCTTTAGGACTCAAAGAGCTCAAGCTGTTCAACAGATTGCTAACTGCAACACCAATGCTATGAGAGTTATCATATTGCTCCGTTTTCTCGCGGATTTTTTGGTTAGTTAAATGCTGTAAATATTCTATTTCAGATTTATTTTCTACAAGCAAAGCATTATATAAACCACTACTCATTAAGATGTCATATATTCCGTTTAAATCATCTTCTTTAACATCATCTATTGTTAATTGTGGCAAAGTTAAATTAGTAAAATAAGTTCTAGCAATCACATATTTCTCTACCAATTCATATATCATTGTGTCCAAAGTACCACTTAAAGTATCGAACGTATTGTCCACAATAAACTCCACAACTTCTTTCTTTTCTTCAAAGGTTAGATATTTCTTATATTCCACTGTAATACCGTTAAACTCCATAGTACCTAAACTTTTTGACTCATCCAAGCTTTTAAAGCTTGAAACTAGTAATTTTTTCATAATTTGTTGCTCCTTTTCGATTTAAATGAATATTTTGAATAATTCTTGCAAAAACATATAAAAGCGGACAAAAACATATGAAAATACACGTTTTTGCAAGAAAGTTGTTTTTTAAGCTGTTTTATAGTATTTTTACTAAAAACCATTTTATTAGGTGGCGATTTCCCAATAGGCATAGGGATATTTTTCGTCATTTTTCTAATAAAATGTGTCTTTTATTAGAACGAGTATTAATCTACAAATGCCTCGTCTGCGTCGTCAGAGTCGTCTCTTATCACGTATATTTGAGTAGTGGCGGAGCTACGATGCCCCAACAAGCTTTTTGCCGCCTCTAAACTTCTTCCACTATGCACAACTAAATTTGTTGCTCTAGATTCTCTAAATAAATGACAATGTACTCTTCTTCCTATTATTTTTGTGAAAAGTGTACTTGCCCAATAGTTAAATGACGTTTTGTCTCGCTGTACCATTTTACCGTCACTCATTTTCGCAAACACATAAAGACAATTATCTTCCCCTCTAATTTCTAACCATTTTAATATTGCGTCCATAGCTTCTTGGTCAAATTGCAACTTTCTAATCACCCCAAGTTTAGACTTGCCTTTACATCGTATACTATGGGTTTTATATGTACTAATTTCCATTTCTGACGTATTCCCCGCCTCGTCCTTTACTTTTACCGTTTTATCAACTGACTCATAATCAACTACTTCTTTTAAAAGTTGAATTGACTCCGCTCTTCTACACCCTGTCGAATATGTAAACTTAACATAGGCAAGTTTTTCCCATTCTTCTAACCTCTCTAATTCGTCACAAAGATAAATATATTCTTTTGGATTTAAAGGTGCTTTATCATAAACTTCACCCAATGTAGGTACTTTAATACCTTTAGTCACAAAGTTTTTAAAAGTAGGATAGTTTGACTCATAGTATAAAAGAATGTAATTATTTAAAGTACTTACGCAAGAGCGTTTAAATCGAATTGCACTTTCCCCCAAACCTTGATTATATAACCAACTCTGATATTTTTTATAGTCCATAGTCTTAATATCTATAATAGACTTATTGCTACAATTTTCTCTTATCCAATTTATCCATATTTTAATACCCGATTTATATTGAGGTTTAGTTTCGTCCGACAATTCGTCACTCATATTAATAAATTCGTCAGCCATCTCTTTATTAAATTTATTACATAATACCCACATTTCTTCGGTTACTTTTTCTAGTTTTTTAGCCATGTAAGACACCTCCGTTTTCAAACTTCGCCTTTTTATAATAAATTACCTTTCGTTTCTCATCCAAATGCTTTTATATTTTAAATATTCTTCATCGACTATAAATTTAATATACACAAATTTACGCACTCTTCCACCCTTTATATTTTGTGTCTTTAGACCAATATCACAATATTTCAAACCTAACCCTAAATACCAATTTATTTGTTCTATATTTAGAATCTTTTCAAATACTGTGTTTTCACCAATATTAATATGATTTTTTTTATCCTTATCAAAGACCACAACTACCATACCATTTTCCAAGCCAACACAGTCTACCGAATATCCGTTTTCCACATATTCTTTTGCTTTGTAAACGTCAAAAACTCTTTCATACACTTAATATTCACCACCTATTCTTTATTTATTACTTTGAGATTTTAAAACTTTAGATTAATTAGAAAATAGTAAGTTATCACCTATTACCTATTACTATATAAATATAATAATACAATAATATAACTACAACTAACTATTGTTTAAATGATTAAGATAAAAGAAACTATGTTAATAGTTTAACACAAATGCGTTAAAGAACGCTTGTGTTTGACGATAGGTTTAGTTTTTTTCATATTAAACTAAAATTTTAATTCCACATCGTAATTTTCAAATAAAATATAGGCTAAATATAATTAAAGAATTATTCTAACCTATATCTTTTTATTGTTTATATCCTAGTAAAAAATCTATTTAAAAAAGCCACTTAAAGCTAATGTCCCTAACGAACTTAGAACAAGCATTAAAAAACCTATAATAGAATTTTTAAGTAATTTATTTATATTAATACTATTATCTTCATACTGTATATTCTGTCTTTGTTCAACGTCACCAACTCTACGTTTTATCTCGGATGTTTCGCCATTCAAGTGAGTTAGGTTTTTATTAATACTATCTATAGCGGTTGTTAATTTATCATCTTTTGTTTCTCTTTTTCTGCCGTCCGAAATTAAATTCTCAACAAAAATTTTCAATGTAAGAACTATCTCTTTAATATCTTTCACGTCTTCAAACTGAACCTCTAAAGAACGCAACCTTATATCGCAACCCTCTCTCATCTCACGATTTTCAACCATTTACCTACTCCCCCTTATTACAGACCTACTTTCCAATCTCATTATATTTGCAAAACATAAAGTTTTCTGTATGTTTGTATTTTTTTATTGTGGGACAATATCTTTGACAACAACAGTACCCCTTCAATGCTTTGCAAAATAAAGGAGATGCCCCATCTATATTTAAAATGTTTGTACAAAATTCTTGTTTTTCCATAATATAAATTAATTAGAGAAGTTAATTCAATAACTTCTCTAATTAAACTCCTTTGTGTTTTATGTATTATAAATTGAAAACTAAGATTACGCTACTGTTACCGTTAACGTATCTTTTAAAGTTGGGGTTGAGGTTAAGGTCGCTGTAACAATACTTGGACCGACTGCGACCCCTGTCACTAATCCCGCTGAGGTTATTGTTGCTTTAGCTGGTGTCGCACTCACAAATGTAATTAAGGATTTATCAATTAAAATTGGTGCGTAAAGTCCAGTTCTATAACCATATACTTTCAACGTCTTGGTTCCTGCTACCGCTAAACTAAAATCAGAGCTATCAATAGCAATAAAATCGTAAGTGTTATTCGCAATTGTTTTTACAACCTTAACGAATGCATATACACCCTCACTTTCACATCCAACCACATTAGCGGATAGTGCTTTACCTTCAAGCTTACTAGAAGTAACGCCATCAGAAGTAAACCCTAAATCAAATTTACCAGACACTTGATATCTAGGAATTGTAATTTCTACACTACCAATCAATCCACTTTGGTCGAATAATTTTGTTTTCATTACTAAAGTAATAATTGCTGGGGCACTTCCCGCGTCAATTGTTACTTTTTCTACTGTACTATTATATTGATATGTAACACAAACTATATCCCCAATAACCCCACCCACTACAGTGAAATTACTTCCAGAAAAGGCTAAGGTTACCGTTACACCGTCTTTCTTTTTAACAAAAACATTAGCACCAACAGGGACACTTGCCACTTCACCAACCCCACTAGCCCCCAAAACAACTGTTTCATCAAACTTGTAAACCGCGTCCAAACCTGAGAAAATTGAACTACCAACATTAAGTGCAACATAGTTTAAATTAAACTGTGCATCAGTCAAAGTTGCGGTAAGCTCTCTTGTGTGGAAATAAGTAAATTGAAGTTGGTTACCAAAGCCACCGTTCACATCCTTACTAGCCATTGTAACCGCTAGGGAACTGTCGATTAATGTAGACGATTTACCAATATAAGACCCATCAACTGGATTAGTCATTAATACTTCTGCTACACTAACTAAAAATTGTTTATTATCAGCCATTTTTATTCCTCCTATTGAAATTAAATTTACTATTTTATTTTACTTACTATATAAAACAATGGAATTTAAAGTCCATTTGCTTCCTCTACCGTACTTGCCGCACTTACATTGCCAATTTTTTCAAATATCGTACTTGCCTCAACCATAACGTCAGCATATTTACTTCTTTTCTCTACTGCGTTTAACCAATGTGGAATGTCTTCTTTAAATTCTACCATACCAGACATTGACGCTGTACGTAAAATCTCATATTCTAATTTACCTGATATTTTTTGCATTCCTTTAGTAAACTTTCTTACAGACAGTTCCCATATTTTCTCATAAGGAAAGCCTGTAGAAATGTGATACGCTATAACCATGTCTTCTATTGAACCCATTCTATCATTTTTTTCAAGCTTGTCTTTAACTCTTAAAGCTTCTTCTAAAGCTTCTTTTAATTCTGGATGCATATACGTATCATCAATATCGATTTCATTCTGCAAACATATTATCTCTTTAATTTCGTCAAAATCAGCGGAAGTATATACTTCATCGTTCACTTTGAATTGTAGCTTATTTACTTCTCTGTCCACAAAAAAATCAAAAGGCTGTTCTCTCAAAACAACTTGGAGCAACCAAAGCAACATAAGCCATGCACTTTTATTTTCTTCTGATTGACTTGAAAAATGAAATAAAAACTCAAGATAAGACATTTTTATATATGCTACGTCTGGGCTTTGATTCTTTTCCATCAATAAACAATTTACGCAAGTATTGAAAGTGAAATAGTCCACCATTCTTGGTGCGTAAATATCAAAACCTTTTTTAACTACTTCTTGAGTTTCGGTATTTATTTTTTGTCCATATGGAATAGGAAGGTCGTAGAGTAAATAAGAGTCATATAACCCATTATCAATCAACACAACACCCCCCTAAACCCATATACCTAAACATGTACACTCATTATAAGCGTATAACCTATATATGAGATATTATTATATAAATTCAACCTAGCCATGTCGTAAGAAGAACCCATTTTATTAAAAAATAGATTCCCAACAGCGGAAATCTCAGCGTCATTGAGTGTTTTTATAATCTCTTGTAACAATGTTAGTATCCTTGTAGAATAGTTATCAAGAGGATTTATATCGCCATGAGTTAAAATTTCTATTGCGAAATCCACAAGTCCGTTAGTAGAATTGGTTGGATGTATTGTTAAAGGATAAATCCTTAATTGAGCACATTCCGAACTGAAAGCATTACTTATAAAAGGTTGAAAAAATATTCTAAAATTCGCTGAGTCAGACTCACCTTTCCAAACCATTGCGGTTTTTTGCTCTTTTGTTAAATTAGGCTTTAAGGGACTCAAAGCATCTGGTGTTGTATAGTATAGCAATTTCCAAATATCTTCGTTTTCATTTAACAAATGAGTAAAAATATTATACGGTAATTGTTTTATTGACTCATAATCATTATAATTACCCACTTAGAATCACCTCATTTTAATTTTAATATTGACCAAGCATCTTAATAAACATTTCTGTATCGACTAACGTAATATCATTCACACAATTAACTTTTATAGGTATATAATTAAAACCGCCTAAATTAGTTATTGTAAAATTATTACCGTCTTCAACCGTAAAACTATATTCAGAAGCGTCTAGTCCACTAAAGTTAAAAGTAAATGTATCAGACTGAACAGTACCACTTATATATTTATAAACGTTGAAGATTTTACTAGAATTTTCCAAAACACCATTATTAATTGGTTGTATTTTAACACCGTCAATTTCAGTAACTACATCTGGAACATCCGCAACATTATTTTCAGTATCATCGTCTGAACCCTCTGCTACCTTATCAAAGAACAATGTTAACATACCTTCATTAGTAAAGTTGTTAATCGCTGTAAGTTTAAAAGCTTGACTTCCAAAAAGAAATTTGGTGTTCTTTTTTATTTTACTAGTATCTTCTTTTACTTGAACTAATACAACAATATTTCCACTATCTACTATAATTGTCTTACTAAAATCGAAATTTGTATAAGTAAAACTATCTAATATTATACAATTGTACTGTTTTAAAACTAAACTTTCGTTATACCACTTTAAAACACTATTAGACCTGTACATTTGAGCGGACTTATAAGCGTCCCCCACTATATCTATTTTAGATATTACAAACCAATCTTCCGAATACCAATTTACACACGAACCTCTTTTTAATACAGAGTCCATCGGTACATGTATCTTTTTATCCTCTTTTTTTTCATTTAAAGGATTAGTATGAAACTGAATTAAAACTCGTTCTTCGATACCATCAATATCAACACTATAACCTTCCGCACTTCCGTATCTTCTTAGATTAAAGTTCTCTTGCACAGAAAGTATTGTTTCCTCTCTTGTATAGTAATTTGGCGTTATGTAATTTATGCTGTTTTCCAACACCCACTCTTTTCTAGTATTCATTAAAACGACTCACTAACTGTAGTTGGTAGTCTTTTTATGAAATTAGAAATATCAAGTATTTCATGTCTTAAATTAGGATAGTCTTTTAAGGAAACGCCAAATTCCCTTTCTATTGTAGACATAAGACTATTAATTTTCAAATATTCTTTTTCACAAGCATACTCTAGACTAGTTTCTTTTTCGGGTGTTTTTATTAGTACTGTGTTTTTCATTTTATCACCCCTTATATACATAAAATTCTTGTCTAAATTCATAAATTTCATTTCTTAAATCCGCTAGTCCTTTTACTAAAACGTTATATTGAGAAAGATTGTCGGGAAGCTTATTAAAATCTTTAGTCCCCATATGCTGTTTAATTCTTTCGATACTAGAAAATTCCTTGCGTTTTTCTTCTAAATACATGTTTAAAGCTATTAATTCGATAGAATCTTGTTTTACAACGTTTTTGAACTCACCGTCGTAATTTGTGCCGATTAATAGCGTAATTGCTGTATTATCTGTATCAACGAAGTTTCCTATTATCGTGCTTATGCCGTTTTTCGTAATAGTGGCGGTACTTTTCGCTACCTTCACGTCCCACTCATTTTCTAATAAAAGAGCGATTTTATTAAGTATTTCTAACACCGTATCTGTTACTAATACTTCCACTACATAATTAGTACCATTTAAACCTATTTCGATACTTCCATCTATTTTAGGGACATCTAAAATTGAAAATACAACATTATTAGTAAATGTAGTATATTCTAAATCTTCTGGTACAGTCTTATAAGATTTGCTTATTCCAGTTTTTAAAAATTGAAAAACTTGACTCTCTTTCTCTGTATAGTCTTTCCCAGATTTTATAAGAAAAGCATCGTAAACTTCACTTAAAGAGGTAACCGCCATCTTAGTGTCCTCCTTTTTTCATTATTATATTTTATATCCAGTATACTCTTCTAGAAAACTTACCTTATCATATTCGTTTATTTTGTTCTTTCTAGCATATGTAATCATTTTAGATTTTTCTTGATTACTTACTACGTTTTCTTCTAAATGCTTCACGAAAACATCAAAGCCTTTATAATCTAAAATTCTTTTGCATTTACAGTCGTTCAAAATTAATTGTTCTCTTTTGTCTTCTTTATTGTCAAAATTTAACTCTTCTCTAAAATCCGCATTTTCAATATAAACTCTAGCATGAGAACCCATTCCGTCGGTACCGCAAAAAAACACATTTCCATTTTGCACTTGTACTTCTATCTCGGCATTACTTATATATACTGTGGAATTGGCTTTTAAGGTTTCGTCACCTATGCTATTCAATCTTTTCCAACTAACCGCCCAATCCGCTAAGTTTTTAACTTTACTTCTACCTGCCATCATGTCTATTGCCATTTTATATATCCTCCTATTAATTTACCTTTATTTTAGTTTTTTTTAAAAAAACAAGTTAGGCAAATACTTGAATTTACCTAACTTTATTATAGACTAACTATGCGTCTAACGATGGGTCGTTAATATAGCCAACCATAGGGATATACTCGGGAATTACATAATTACCAAACTCCAAATCGTAACGAGTCACTTCCGCACGTAAATTGATATCTGTAGCTGTCATACTAGTAATACCAGACTTAATGCCAATTTGAAGTGGGCTATAAACACCTTGTGGGACTATCCATAAATCTGATTCTGGAAGTACAGAAGAATAGAAGTTTTCCGCAACATTCAAATCAGTTAAATTATAGCTGTTAGGTAATTCAATTACTGGTGAACCATTATAAAGCTTAAGTAATCCAGTTTTCATTACTTCATCCATAACTGCTTGAGAGAATCTGAACTCAGTTCCACCAGTGTTAATTGGGAAATAAGCTAAATCACCTAACATACTAATAGCACTATAATCACCTAAGATAGAAACAACACCATTTTGACTAAATCTCCTAGCTAATTTCTTAACTGTGTCAACATTAGTTTTAGTGATACCTTCCGCATAATTTCTTAAAGTAGTAGCGTTTGTAATAGCGGTTCTTAAAGCATTAAGGTTAGATAATACCATTTTATTAATCATATCAGTAATAACTTGCTCATTAGCAACAGCCATACCATCAGTAGCACCACTTGCCAATTCTCTATAATCTACAATAACACCACCAGTAGCGGTTTTAGTTTCCATGATACCAGTTCTTTTCTTTACAGTAGGGAATACAAAAGAACCACTAGAAGCTTGCTCTCTAGATTTTTCACCTTGTAATTGATATACTTCGTATCTTAATTCTTCATTCATTCCAACTCTATTAACATTCCCCATTGCTTCATTAATTGACAATCTTTTTTCCAATGGTTGTTTGATTGTAATAGTTCTAACAGCATTAAGCTCCGCTTTAGCTTGAAGATTACCTTCGTTAGCGGATTTAGCTAAATTTTTCATGCTTTCCATTACCGTATCAACTTTCTTGCCATACTTAGAAACGTCTTTTCCGTAAACGATATCTGTAAAAATCTCTACTTCTTGTGTGGCTCTTCCGTTTTTAACTTTATCATTTACTTGTCTGTTTATTTCAACTTGTTCCGCGCTTTCGTTCAAGTTATCACCATTTAAATTAAAACTCATAATTATTTCCTCCTGTTATATTATCTGTTAATTAATTGAAGCGATTCTAGCAACGTAACCGCCTAAGACAGTTCCACCGTTAGCATCAATTGTAAAAGTTCCAAAAGTTGTTTTCTTAGTAACTACTAAATAAACTTCATAACCAGTAACATCAGTTACAGCTTTCCACAACATAGTGTCAGTTGTATCAATAGTAGTTCTAGGAACTAAAAACTTACCTTCTGTAACAGTACCAAAAGCGTCTGTAACTAAGTCGGCGGATAAGTCAACCTCTTGACCAACAAAATCTTTCAATCTAAATGCTCTGATATACTGTCCAACTTTTACGTTGTAGTCCTCGGTGTTTAAAATTTCTGGTTTATCAATAATATTGTACATAACATAAATATCGCCAGCTTGAGCCTCTGAAACCGTTGCGTGAACTGTTGCGGAATCCCCTACTAACTTAAACTGATTACCGTTTTGAGTTACCTCTGTAGCAATTACGTTAGGCTTATTGTAGCCATTAATGAAATTCGAATCGTGAAATTTAAATAAACTCATAATATATCCTCCTATTGTTTAACTTGTTATTTTGATTAATTATTGAAAAAAGTTGGGAGTTTCCCATCTTTAATTTCCTTTACTTCTTTTTCTTTAATAGAAATGAAATTAGTGATAAGAGAATTAGTTTCTACTTCTAGTTCTTCTTCTTCTTCTTTAACAGTTTTCTTCATTTCTTTAATTTTCTTAACACATAACTCTGCTTCCGCATTTCTCAATCCTTCAAAGTCACATTTCTCAACGTATTCTTTCAAAGTTTCAACTTCTTCGTCAGCAAATCCATTAGTTTTAATATCATTCTCAAAATAAGCGTTGATTTCAACTGTTTTAGCTTCTAATTCAGACGCTTCTTTCTCAGTTTCAATTCCTGCTTTTAAAGTTTTTAATTCGTTAGATTCTACCTCTAACACTTCAACTTTTGCGGTAGATTCTTCTAAAGCTTTATTTGCATTTACTACAGCTTCATTCGAGTCATTCAACTTAGTTTGTAACTCAACTAATTGTTTCCCTAAATCAGTAATTGTGTTTGAATTTTCTTCAATTTTTTGATTAAGCTCTAAAATTTTTTCTTCCATCTTCTTCTTGACCTCCTTATTAGTATCGTTGGTATTATCGGCGGAATTTACAATATATTCTTTTATAAGTTCCGCATTTATTTCTACTTCTGTTTCACCTTCTATAGCAACCCATTCTTCTTCAACTTTTACAATCTCGCCTAACGTGAGTATGTTGTTTTCTAAAGTGTAGGTAGTCATATGATATTCAGCTAAATCACAGCAACTCCATTCTCTCATAATTACTCTACCACTAGCGGGATAAAATCTGTGTATATAGTATTCATAACAACCTTCATAATCAGATTTTGCTCTATTGAATGCTTTTGTTATTAACATAGCTATATCATCGTGTGAAAGTTCATTTAACTCAATAGTCTGTGCTTGTTTTGTCTTACTCTTCGCCAAATCATTGTCCTCCTTTTCTGAAATATTTAAGTCTAAATCCTTCTCTAATTCTTTATATTCAACGTCTTCTTTTAAAGTGTTCAACTCAAAAATTTGACTAGAATTATCCGATGGGGTTGCTATATATAATATAGCTAACCCACTAAAAGAAAACTCAACTGGAACCCTGTCCATTTTTAAAGTCCCATCCGAATTCTTATTGCCGTCTAAGTATTTGATGGTTTTACCGCCGTTTTTACCATTGATTTCAACACTACCAAAAATTGTATTTCCTTCTTCCTTTTGAGATTTTAAAAAATCAATTAAAGGTTGATTTCTCTGTGTGAATAAATATCCTTCTGTCATTAATACTTTTTTAGAAACACCATCTATATCAATATCAGTAACATATGCTTCCATTATTGTTCCAACAGTTTCGCCCGTAAAAACAACATTTCCGTCTTCCGTATAAGATTGTGTCCCATGTCCAGAAGGAATTCCTTCTTCTTTAGTATATAACCAATCCACCACATAAGGGGCACCAATAATGGTATCTTTATTCTTCTCCACATACTCCTCTAACCAACAAATCCCATTGCTGTTTGCGGTTTCTAAGCTTTGGTATCCGACAACTTTATTGCTAGACATCTTTATTTTTACTCGCCCAGCCATTTTATCTTCGGGCATTTCACAAATTTCAACCATCCCATCCGAAGATTTAAAAAGTATATTATCCATAATTTCCCCCTCCCATTTTATGTAATAAGTTAATTATTCCTTAGTTACTTTTTTCTCATTACTTTTTAAATTCCTTGCTGTTGCTCCTGCTGGCTTTAAATCAGCTTCTTTAATAGGTTTTCTTCCACCTAGATTACTCTCAGGGTTTGATTTATCAGCACTATCAGAACTTGTATAAGAAGTAATATGAGGAGGATATTTTTCATCTAAACCGTCTTCAATTTCTTCATCAAGACAACTTAAATAATCGTCTACATCGAATCCTGCTGACGCTATCATAAACTTTCTACTTCCACCAGCTAAAGTAAATAATTCTTTAGCCTTGTCATATACGCTATCTTTGTTCAACCAAGAAACAGGCAAATATTTTAATACGATATAATCTTTTGGTTGTATAGATATTGCTTGATTTAATACTCTTGTCATTTCAACCGCGGTTTCATTGACACATTCAAATATTTGAGAAGAAATTAAATCTATATTTACTTGTAAAGATGAATAAGAAGCCCCACCTTCACTAGAAGCATTCAAAGCACTTACCGCAAAACCTAAGTCGGTAGATATTTTTTTCATATTTTCGTCACTTAAACTATCTTTAAGCAAAGAAGAATCTTTAGAAAGTCTTTCAATTTTAGTAGATGGGGGTAAAGACAATGTTGAAATTTTAGCCCCCCCTACCGTATTTACCCTAACCGCATTTCTGAAAGCGTCTATTAACTCTCCTTGTTGGTCTTTATTTAAGCTACACGAACCTTTAGTCAGACCCTCTGGTAGTAATAACATATATATACTACTTGCCAACTCACTAATAAGCTTGTATTGTCCGTCCCCATATTCGGAATTCGCTTTCATATTTGCAAAAGCGGATAACCCTAAAGGTCTTCCATAAGGCTCATCTTCTTTTGCTTTAAATTTTAAAGCTATTGTTTTTTTAGGGTCTAATATAAACCATCTTTTACTAGCGTCTTTCTTATAGCTGTTATAAGCTTTCACAAATTCTTTAGGAAAGTTTTTTATTTCATTTAGTAACCCACTTGATTTGAATTGGTCAAAGTACATCATATCAAAAGCTGATACGGATATATTATTTTGAAAACCAACAATTTTACAATAATCTAAATCTAAAGGTTGAATCATGAAGTTATCCTCTAACGATAATCCCTCTATCCTATCTAAAAACTCATAACTTATAGCGGTAATATCTATGTTTTTATTAGAGGCAACTGTATCTCTTAATATACCAACATAAGTCCCATCAATAAATAGAGTTCTTAAAATGTCTCTTGTTGTTCTATCGTGATTTAACAACTCTAACATCAAGTTAAATTTTTTCTTTTTTTCCCTAAAAATCTTATCGTTATTTCTTAAAGTTGTTATTTTTGAAAGCAAAGGGATAGATACCATATAATCTATTGCATTTGCATAAATCCCTTGTTCATTATAAGCAAGTTCCGATATTTCTCTAAGAACTTCATTATAAACCATTGGATATTTTATGTAACTTTTTAAAGTTTCCATAGAAATTTCATTGCTGTATCCACTAGAAAAGAATGATATTGGTACTGTTGAATTTACCTCAACTTGATAACTTCCAACTTCTTGTTCTTGAATATCTTTTAAGTTTTCATTCAAAGCTTAATCCTCCTTTCTAAGAATACGAAAATATATAGTCATAATCCCCACCTGTATTTCCTTTTCTGTTTACTTCTTCTAGGTTATATATGTACGATAACCCATAAGCTAAACTTGTTGCTCTATCTCGTTTTTGTTTTGGGACTATTCTCTCATATACTATATTTAAATGTTCTGTTGATATTTGTTTTATATTGCTTAATTCTTGTAATAATAAATCGGTTTGAGCAAACATTGAATACTCTTCGACACTTAATATGTCTTTTTTATAGTCATCGTCAACTTCGGTTGATGGTAACAATAATCTTATATCAGCATGTTCAAAAGCTGATTTCATATAAGTATACATAGTGTTATTGCTTGCGTTTGTTGCTGTAATACCTCTTATCATTGGAATGGCATTCTTAATTATCAAAGCTTCTTCGTCAGTATCCAATACTAATGGTGGGTATTCAACTACTTGCCCATTAGTTTTATACTCCCAGCTTTCGTAAAAGAGAGATGGCACACTTTTGTTACGAGGAAAATCGTTACTTTTCCCCTTCTTGTAATTACTTACAAGGTCAGACTATATCATATTCTTGTGACTTAAAGTAATCACAAGAACCCTCGCACTTCCATTGCCAATAACTTGCAATGTACTCTACTCTCTTATTAATTAACACTTTAACTCTTTCTATTAATTAACGATTTCGATAGTCGTTGAACCTTCCTCTTTTAGAGGCTTGGATTCTGATTGTCCTTATATTTCCATAAATACCCTTTATGTTGCTTCAACTTTCCTTTGCAACATTTAGAAACAGACGAGGGGTCAAATCCTAACTCTTTTGTTTTAGATACACTTATAAAAGCATTAATAAAATTACCGTCTTTATCATATTGTAAAACTTGTTTACTATATTTTAAAATGGTTTCTTCACTAACAATTTTACCATATCTAGGATTTTTCTCACCTTTCATTCGATTGCTTCTTTTTAATTTTTCTTCTTCTGATATTGGGTTGTTTTTTAAATATTCAATTCTTGCAATACTCATTTTATCTTTTGACTCTTTAGAAAAAACCTTACCTTTATTAGCAATGCTAAGTTTTTCTCTAGTAGCCTCAGACTTAATGTGTTTCTTACCAGTATTTGCTATAGAGAGTTTTTGTCTTGTTTCTTCGCTAACCTCTCTGTTTTTGTTTGCAATAGAACATTTATTTTTAGACCCTTCTGACATTGTTAAGAATACATTACTTTCGGCTTTTATTCTAATATTATATCCCATTTCTTTAACATTACTCTCATAAAAGTCCATCCAATATTGCTCTTTTTCAACTAGTAAAGTTAAGTCATATACTAAATCTAAAATAGTAAACTCGAAGTTTTCTTCCTCATATTTATTAAATGAGTTCTGCAAATAAGCATTATAATGTGTGTTTTTTCTTAATTTAGTTAAGTGCTCATTTTTCCTTCTGTATAAGTTTACCGTACTTCCGATATAATTTTTATTATTAATTTTATTGGATATTTTGTATATGCCGACTTTACACGTATCATTAGCGTCTATTATCTTTCCAATATCGCTTTCTAAGTAAAATACCTCTTTATTTTTCTTACAAGTTTTACAAATTCCCGTAAAACCGTCTTTTTTAGATTTATCAGAAAAGAAATATTCATTTGTTATAGGGTATTCATTATTACATTTATTACATTTTTTACATTCCATATTTTATCACTTCTCTTTTTATTTAATATGGCACTATAAAAATATAAGGAGTTTCCAGAAGTTCACGAGGTTTTCATTAAATCATCACTGATTTACGCCACTATTTTTAATGGTTCTCCGTTCCCTCTCACATCTATTATAATTTTTATTGCATTTGGAAATTTCAAATGGTAAAGCTCTCTTAAGAAATCCTTTTGTCTTGGTAAAGACATCCCATTGTGAGTTTTTGTATAAACAACCTCTTTTATATATGTCCCATTTGACTTTAGTTTTAATTTTATAACGTGCGTACATGCATTATCAGAATCTTTTTTACCACTAATAGCTACGTCATGTACTATTATATATTCACTCTTTGAGTTTTTAGGTTGCTCTAATTCACAGCTCTCTAATACTCTACAAGGCTCGGTTAAATTATAAGGATAATAGCTTTCACCGTTTGACCCAACAAAAACCGCTCCGTATTCATAATCGAATTTTTCTTGTGTCATTGTAGGCTTCTCTAACTCACCTAAAATATCGTCTTCATTAAACAACTTAGCTTGAACCCCTACTTGATAAGGGAGCGCACAAGCATAATATTTATTTGAACCTTTTTTCATCTCATCGTAATGAGTTTTAAATCTTTTATATAAGTCAGAAGTTTTTAAGTATGCGGACGAAATATAAATTACTTTTCCCGCTTCCCACTGTTTATGATACAACGCCCATTGTCTAGGTGTTTTTGTCATAGGAATTAAAATTTCTTCTATTATATCGTCCTTAACTAATCTTGCTTCGTCTAGCATTAAACAATTAAAACGCCATGAACGAGCTGAGTCACCGCCCCTATCTTGACCTAATACTATCGCTCTAATTTCAGCGCCATTCTTAAACTCAACATAGCAATCGTCAGAACCCGTTCTTATAGGAAATACAACCTCTCTTGCTATATTTTCATTTTTAACTAATTCGCCTTTTATTTTTTGAATAATAACATTTCTAGCTTGTTGACCCTTCCCACTTGCGATTCCTAATTTAATTCCTGGATATAATATTGCCATACA